GCATTGCGCCCGTCTCCGGGAGAATGTGGCGGATCTGTTCAAAATCAAACGGCAACTCCTCCGGGAGGTTATCGCGGTTTTTGGCGTCCCAGCACGGATTATGCGTGGTATACATGACCCTTTGACCGCCCTGCGCCTTTTTCTTGCCGTTTCCGTCATCGATCACATACGTTTTGTAATTGACGAAAAAGACAGCGTCCGCCCATTCCTTAAGCATGGGTGAAACAAATTTGCTGAGTTTCATTTCATACCGGTCATAAGCGCCCATCTCATCCGGCTGCTCAAATTTGCGCAAAAAAGAATGGGCGGTAAAAACAACATTCACCCCTGCGGCGATGACCTCTTCCAGCAGGTTCAGCAGTTTTCCGAATTCGTCCCGAAGATACACATAGCCTTTGCCGTAGCCGAAATCCTCTATTCCGGACTTATTTGCTCTTGCACACACGGATTGTATACACAGCCGTTCCGCCCAGTCTGCCGTATCAATTACGTATGTTTTACACGGTTTATGATCGCGCACATACTGCGCCTGCATCAAAAGCATTTTCCAACTGGACGGTGCGTCAAAGCGCTTTACGTCCAATTTTTTTGTACTGCCCTCTGTATCGGAGAAAACCGGGTCGGGGAACTTTGATGCAAACGTGGATTTACCGATCCCTTCCGGGCCGTAAACCACGATCTTCTGCGCGCTCGGTATGATTCCGCTTGATATATTCATTTAGAAGACCCCTTTCGTAAATTTAGGTGCTGCGGGTTCTGCCGGTACAGAAGAATACCCGTCCTCGATCACGATGGAACATTCGTCTCCAGTGCTCACCCTTGTGGCAATCACCTGCAGCCCTTCCCGTTCAAGCCAGTGTCCGAAATCGCAGAGCGTATCCAGATCCATCTGCTCCAGCTTGTCCACCAGCACAAAGCCACATTTTGGATTCAGGCGGCGTATGATCGCAGTGGCGGCTTTCAATTGGTCCGAGCCGCTCATGTTATCCCATTTCATACCATTGAGGGTGATTTCACCGTCTTCCACGGAAAGACCGGGCAGGGGCAGATCCGCACTTTCCAACAGTTTTTTCTTTTCGCTGCGAATGTTTTCCAGTTTTACGCTGAGTTCGTTATACTGCTCCTGATAACGGTGCGCCTCCTCTTCCGCTCTTTCCTTATCCAGATTGGAACGGATCTTTACATTGATCTCATCGATCTTTTGAATGTTTTCTTCCAGTTCAGCAGTAGATCTGTCCTCTAATTCCGCTTCGGATAATTCGGCGATCTTCAATTCCTTTTCGCATTCTTCCAGCGCCTGCTGCAATCTTTGCTTTTGTTCCCGGAGTTCGGAAAGACGTTCGCGTTTCTTTTTGTTCTCGGCATTCCGGAGCAGGATTGCCTGCTGTTCCTGAATGAGATCCGATGCAGAGAGCAAATCATCCGGCACGCCGTCATAACGCGCCATCTCATCCGCATATTTTTGTTTTTGCGCCGCGATCTGACCGATCGCATGGCGGCTGTTGTAGATTTCATTTTCCTCTTTTTCCAGTTCAAAGAGTTTATCGCCGACCCCGATGATCCGCAGGAGGATATCCGCTTTTTCTTTCGCATTTGCCTCCATGAACTTCGGCAAATTCAGAGCAAAACTCTCTATGAACTCGTTAAGCAGCTGCTGACCGCCTTTATTACCGGACGGGTCGATCACCTTAAGGCTGCTGTTCTTGCCCTGGCGTTCCACAATGATTCCATTTGAAAGTTTGATCTTTATGTACGGCGGAATGACTGAGCCTTCACGCTGTGCCTGTGATGGTCTGAACCTGTCCCCGCCAAGCGCCCATGCTATGGAATCCAGCACGGATGTTTTGCCCTGATTGTTTTTGCCGCCGATCACGGTGATCCCATTTTGCGTAGGTTCGCATTGAACGGCTTTGATTCGTTTTACGTTTTCAAGTTGAAATTCACTGATCTTGACTGCCATTATTTAACCTCCGTAAATTTTCCGTTTTTGAGCATGTACCACGTATCGGGCTTTACGGTTTTGCCGTCCACCTTATGGCATTTCACGGTTTTTAACTCGCGTTCTCCGTCATCATTTTCTGTCCATTCTGCAAGGACGATATAACAGCCTAAAGCACCTTTTGCTTTACTCTCAACGCCGAACGCAAGAGCGATACTATCCTTGCCCTCTACGCTTGCAGCGGAGCGGTCGCCTGTGTTCGTTGCAGCGGAGTAGTAGCCTGTGTTCGTTGCAGCGGAGCAGTCGCCTGTGTTCGTTGCAGCGGAGCAGTAGCCTGTGTTCGTTGCAGCGGAGCGGTAGCCTGTGTTCGTTGCAGCGGAGCAGTCGCCTGTGTTCGTTGCAGCGGAGCGGTCGCCTGTGTTCGTTGCAGCGGAGTAGTAGCCTGTGTTCGTTGCAGCGGAGC